GAATTTAATCCGCTCAATCCGCGCCTGAATCTCTGCACGTTTCCGTGCTTCGCGCTCCCTTGCGGCCTTGGCTTGAAACGCCAGCCAGTCCTCCCACATACCGGGGCGACCTGCATAAATCATTTCCTCTCGCAAGCGTTCTTCCTGCTGGCGCAGGGTTTCGAGCGCCATAAACTCTTCAAGTTCGCTGCGATTCTTCTTGCCGGATTTCTTGTTGGCCTTTTGCTGAATCGCTGATTTAGCGTCAAAGTAGTCGAACACCGCTTTCCCGGCGTTCATCAATTCGCCGGAATTCTTCAAAGCAGATTTGATCACCGCAAACGCGGCATTAGCCGCAGCGAGTTCGGCAAGCATTTCAGACCTTCAGCACCAACCCCAGCAACAGCAGGATACTTGCACCAGCAGTCCCGATCAGGATCTTTTCCAGTCTCTTCAGACGGGCGTTGATTCCCGCGTACCTCTCGGCACAGACCGCTTCGTGCACTGACAATTTTGTTTCAACGGAAGTCACCATGATGTATCACGCTAAAAGGCTGTTACGGGGCGAGGTTGTTTTGGCGCTGTCGTTCTTGCCCGAGTTGCTGCATGATGAGCGCGTTACGAGCAGCTTCGGGGCTTGTTAAACGAGATGGTAATGATTCATAAGAAGGAATCAAACGCCGCTGACCGCGACCAGACATCAAATAATTTCGCAGGCTAGCCGATAGCATTTCCGGTGCAACCGAACCGGCAGCTAAAGCGGCAGCAGCAGTGTAAGGGTCCGCGCCAGCCAGCACAGCTATGCCGCCTCCTGCAACTCCTGTCATTCCACGCCCAAGCATTGTTGCCGCAGCGGGAGTTCCGATCTGGCTAGGCGCTTGCATAACACGCGGAAACACGTTTGCAAACTCAGCAATTGTTTTAACATCACCAGACACATATTTTCCAGATTGAATGTCTCTGGCGAGTTTTGAAGCGTTTACGGAACCACCACCTTCACGAATAGCATCTTCAATCGTATGACTTACAGCCATCCGTTGACGCGAAAGCCTGAATTGTTCAAGCATTTTGGATGAGTCTTGTCCTTTTGATGCTAAAAATCGCTCCATTTGATTTTCTAGCGCGTTGGACAAATCTATTTGAGCTTTAGCTAGTGTAGTTTCGCCTTTCCTAAAATTTCCTTTTGCCTCAGTTCTCAGCATTTCGGACATTTTAAGCGCGTGTTTGGAATCGAATTGATCGACTAAAAACGATTGCAATAGTTTTGCTACTGGTTCCGGTGCTGCACCAGGAAAAGATGCGCCGGGGCTAACGTATTTTTCTTCTATTGCGGCTAAATTATCAAGAAACGCGCTATCTGTTTTTACTTGCCCAACTTTTTCAATAGGCTCGTATCCTTTTGCGTATTCTTGTTTGCGAATCAAACGCATATTGTCGCTTGTAAGCGGCGCGTTTTCTGAAATGCCTACGGCTCTGCGTGATAACTTGTCAGTAACAATCTGATTCTGAACTGACGCAAGTTGCTCAAGATGCGTCTTTCCAGCGATCCGTTCTGAGATGATATTACGTCCAGTTGGGGATACCGACCCAGGCGTGGCAATGTAACCTTCTTTTTGCGCTGCTCTAAGCGTCGCATCACGAACAGCATTCGCTTCTCGTTCTTTTAGTAACGCGCTTGGCAAGATGGTTTGTTTAGCCGCAATTACGGCTTGAACCGGCTCAGTAACAACAGACAACGGATTGGTGACGCGGGCGGCGGTAGCCAACGCCTTAGAAACAGACGGTGCTTTAGCCGTTACTGTTGCACCGCCGCTGAATAGCGCAGAAATATCTGCTGACGCACCTACTGGATCTTCAGCTAATGTACGTTTAAAATTTTCGTATGATCCATAGCGCTCTTTATACACTCCCCCAAACGCATTTGCCGCTTCAATAGCCTTTGCGGCTGCTGCCGGGTTGGCATCAAACTGGTTTATAAACTTAACCACATCTTCCGGCAGAATTTTTTGAAACGCGCCTGCTGCTACATCCCAAACGCCTTTAACTGTCTGAATAGGATTCGTGACGGCCTCATACAATTCGGTTCCGAATCGTTTAGCACTGGCAGGGATGTTTGATACAAGCGCGCCAGGGACTTCCGTAGCAGCGTATGTGCGTTTGGCAGTAGGTGGCGGCGCAGCGGCTTTGTTGAACTGATCAAATGGGTTCGCCGCCGGTGTCGGCGCGTCAAACTGATCGAATGGGTTGGTAGCCATTTACTCTTTCCCCAAAATCATGTCCGATGCGCCAGCACCATATTTAGCATCAAACTTACGTCGCAAATTAGGGTTAGCGCGTAAATAAGATTCAGCCTCGCCGGGAATCGCAATTGATCTCGCCGTGGATGGCTTGGTAGGTGATTTGTACTCAGGCGGCATTTCTACCGTCAGAGGAATGTCAGTTTTTACCTTGCCGTACTTCTTGTTGTGTGCAGCAATGACGTTTTGAGCGGCGCGGTCGTTTATATCGAGAATTTTTCGCAGCGCTTTTTCATCCAATGAAATTTTGCCCCCGGCCATCCTTTCTGCGTAATTACGGTCGGCGTCAGACAAACCAGTTCCAGCACCAAATTGTTTAATCAACTGACCGACGTTCTTACCTAGCACCGCCCCATACGCTTGCGCGTTTGCTGCCGCATCAGTAAAGCCAGCGTCTATGCCTAGTTGTTTAAGACCCTGGTTTAAGTTGACCAAGAATTCAGCGCCAGCGCCCGTAATCATTCCTTGGTCTAACAACGCGCGCGCGTCGGCATTGGTTCTTAAAATGTCCGCCGCACCTTCGGCAGCAGTCTGACTCTCGCCGGCTTGCTTAGCTTGGACTTTTCCAAGTTCTGATTCAAAAGCCTTTTGTTGCGGTGGTAGAGTGACAGTTTGTTGCGCGCGGCTCAACTGCTTAAAGTCAGCAAACGTACCCTGATAGCCTTGGCTTCTAGCAAACTCGTATTGCCGCACTAAGTCAGGCTGCTTGCGGCTTTCGATCTCTTTCTGAATGATCCCCGTCAATGCTTTAGCGCGAGGATCGGTAGACTGCGAGAACAAAAGTTCAGCTTGACGAAGCTGATCCGTACTCATCGCGCTGATGCCACTAGCGCTAGGCGCGGCTGACGGTGCAGCACCAAGCGCCGCAGCAGCAGGTGCAGCCGTCGCGGTCGCGGCGGTATACGCGCGTAATGCGTTTTGAGCGTCTACATTACCAGCGTCGGCTTGCGCCCGCAGCGCGTTTACCTGACCCGCAGGCAATGTGGTGCCTGTCCATCGAGCAGCGGGCATCGCCCCTTGCGCTGGGACGGTAGGCGCTGGTAGACCACCTTCACCCAAAGGTGTGACGGCCAACGAGGTTGGCTGCTGGACAGGCATCGCAGCAGTGCCGGTAGTTGGCATCGCAGGTGCGCCAGCAGCAGGCATCAGCCCAGGGAACATGCGGTTGGCCATTGCGTCAAATTTTTCAACTTGCGCCAAACGCATCCTGCCCTCTATCGCTTTTTGAACTAGCTCTGGACGATTAGATGCCAGCATTGCGTCAAACACCTCGTTTAAGTCAGGATTTCTACCGGCAGCAATTAGCCGCTGTTGCAGTTGCTGCATTGAAGCGCGATCCTGCTTGACCTGCTCTAGCCTGTCCTGATTAAACTCTTGTTGCACCAGCGCGTTTTGAATGTTGGCAACTTGGCCGTATTGCGTAAGCGGATCGGCAAGCTGAATGCCCTTATAGGACATTGCGATGTTAGGGTCTACGAGTGCCATAGTAGTTTCCTCAGAACTCACCCTTAGATCGGGTTGTATTGCAGATAGTCAGACGGCAAACCACCCGTGCCGTACTCAACAGACGCGGTAATCGGCGCGCCGACTGAGCGGCCACCTTGCAGCGCGTTCAACAAGTTCTGGCCTTGCGAGTAGTTCATATATTGCCCGAGGTTACTTGACAGCGCGTTAGCGCCGCCCATGTACCCAGACGCGCGGGCCTGCGCCGCTGCGGCTTGCGCCTGCCCGACATTTGACGCCATCTGCTGCCCCTGCCCAGCAATTTGTTGCGCGGTGGTCTGACCGACACCAGCTAACGACTGCAACGGCCCAAGTCGCGCTTGCCGTTCGGCTTGGTAGCGATTGAAAGCGTTGGCGTACTCGCCAGATGCCATCTCTTGTCCGTACCGTTGCGCGGCTTTCAAAGCGCCGCCAGAGATCAAACCGCCTCGTGCTGCTGCCTGCCGGTCCAGCGCCTTTAGCCCCTCGGACAGACGGAACTGATAGCCGGGGTCTTGCTGGAACTGCTGCATTCCGAATGGGGTATAGCTTGTTGCGGCAGGAATCAATTGGTTAAGCGCCGTCATGCCCGCCTGTCGCCAAGGCTCCTGTAACTCAACGCCTTCGCGGAACTGCTGGTATTGCAGATCACCAGCCCGCTCCGCAGCTTGCGCTTGCGTCTTAGCGGCGCGGTTGGCCGAATACGCGCCTACTAAGGCGCTCCCAACGGCAGTAGCAGCCCATGTCATATTAAACCTCCAACTCTTTAGTAGCAGGGGCGCTCTGAAGAACCCCCGGTTTTACCTTGTTGTCTACATCATAGTTTGACAGCGCGTCAAACTCTATAAGTTCATCTTCTAATGCTTGGTCGGCTGTCGTTTTGTCGGTCTTATGCACTGTCAAAACAACTACATCGGTTAACGCTAAAACAGCGCGTTTAGTGCCAACCGCTGAAACAACAATGTCACCTGGTTTTAAGACGTATGTTTCGCCTTGACCGGCCACTTGCAACTCGCCAATGCACCCGATAAAAAGATGTTCGGTCTTGTGGACTTTGCTGACAATCGCTGTTCCTTGGGGAATCTCAATTCGACGACAATACATACCCCCAGCAAAGTGATGGGTTGTGTCCATGCTAGGCGCTTGAGGCATTTCGCGCATTGCATCTTGAAGCGCGTTGATTTGCGCCAGAGACACTTCTTCACCAACGTTTGCAACTTGGCTGCGCGCCCGAGGCTTTAGCGAGTAGGTGATCTGCATCAGGTAATCTCACGCCCGCTCAGGCGAACACTCACGCCGGTATTGTTGCTGGAGATGGCTGACACATAGTCGCCTTGCGCGAGAATCTGTCCAACCATCTCGGGCCAAGTATAAGTTTCTTTCGCCGCCAGTGTACGCTTGGCGATGTAGTAGGCGTCGCCTACAGAGCCGCCCGAGGGCACGATGCTAAACGTGATGACCCGCGCTACCGAGTCGTAGTTCGCCGCCGTCACCTTGTCGATGATCGTGGTGACGCTCAACGGCGCGGTGTATACCGTCGTGTCGGCGTTTGGGATGACTTGCCCTTCAGCAAGAACCTTTGCAGTGACTGCCATGTCATTTCTCCAAGTACCAGAACCAGTCGGCAACGCGCCGTTCACCAGTGTTCACATCAATAATCCAGTCCTCTTCGCCATCGAAGAAACAAAGCTGACCGAGATAGTCCTTGTAGTAGTAGTCCTTATCGTCGGCGTTGCCGTTGAACTGACGCATCATTAGCTCCAGGCAGGAATGTAGTAGGTGCCCGATCCAGCAGAGTTCGGGCCATCACCGACGTACATGATTCGAGCGCCGACCAGCAGCATGGGGTCAGTGTTCGTATCTGCTGCATCGCCGCCTAGTCGGCTGATCTTCAAAAAGATGTGATCGTCTTTGGTGAAGTCCAGCGGCGTTCCACCAAAGTTAAAGGTGTACGTTGTCGGCGTGTACTGAGCGCCTGCCGCCAGCGTTTGCGTCTGCGTTTGCTCGGGCGTCACAACAATCGCCGAGCCAGTTCCGGTGGATAGACGCGCCTCGATAACGTAGTTGCCGCCGCTGGTGCCGTTATCACCAACGATCAACTCGATGCCTTCTAGCGACCCATCCGCAAGCCAATACGGAGCCGGGATCACACACGCAGCAGTCTGCGTAGTAGTGGCGCTGAACGCCAGCGTGTTCCATTGCAACCCGAAGGCTACCGTTGTCATCCCGCTATCGCCGATGAAGTTCGCGTTGGTCAGGCTGATCTTGTCGCGCAGCGCCCATTTGTGCGAGGTGAACCGCTCCCCGCTGACATAATCGACCAGATCGCCGTCCCAAGAAGATGACCCGGCAAGCTGCGTGATGCCGCCGCCTTCACTGTTGTAGTTGGCAAAAAAGTTGCCTTGCAGCCCGTTATCCAGCTTGACGGGGCCAGCCACATAACTAAAGCAGTTGTAGCTAGACGGCTGTGCGCCGACGTTGAGCAAGGTAAGCGCGGAACCCGTACCACCGCTTTGAACAACGCCGTGAACAGATTGGAACTGCGCGTTATCAGTCTCTGCAACGCGAACTAGGTCACCGTTGTAAGTAAGGCCGGAAACATCACCAATATACTGCTGCGTAGAGGGCACGTTCGATCCGTTACCGCCTAAAAGAAGCCCATGCGCGTTTTGGCAGGCAGCGGCAACGCCCCAAACAAATTCCAGCGACTCGATGTGGTTTTTCATCGAGAAGTTCGACGGCGCTCCAGACGCGGAGTTGACGATCAGTCCCGCGTAGGTGACATTGCGAATCTTGCCGTCGAACCGCGAATACTTCGTGTTATCAAGAATGACCGCGCCGGGCGCGTTTGCGCCGCCGTCCCATTCCAAGTAAACCGCACCGCCGCCCCAGATCACGTCCCCCACAACTGTCGGGGCCATGATGTACATATAATCGCTAATCCCGGCCCCACCGCCCCACAAAATAGTCGGTCGCGAAGCGACAGTGCCGCTTCCGTTTGTGTTTGCCGACAAGTCGGTGCGGTTCTGCCCATTGAGCAGAACGCCGGTCGAAGCGGTCAGCGTGGACGAAATCAGGTATGTGCCTGGGTTAAAGAACACCACGCCGCCGGTTCCTGGTAACGAATCAATAGCGGCTTGAATCGCAGCCGTATCGTCCGTAACGCCGTCGCCAACCGCGCCGAAATCAAACACGTTGACCGTATCGCTAAGTTTTGCTTGAACAGTTCGGGCGACTGCTTCGGCGCTAGGCTGAATGAAACCAACAAGCGAAGAACCGGACGAGGCGGCTAAACTGGCGATATAAGCGTCCAGATTAGCCTGCACAACGTCGATGTTTCCTTGCATGGTGCTTACGTTATCGACAGTCCAGATCGTGCTGTCGTTGCTGGTTTTTAGCACCAGCTTGTAAGCCGCATCGGACAGCCACACTCCGGCCTCACCTCGTGCGTCGAGAATGACCGGGTTGGCGTTTTCAGTAGCGCCCGTCGAATCGGTGTACGTCGCCAGCGGCGTAGAAGTTCCAGCCTGGTACGAGTACAGCTTGCCGCCAGCCAGCAAAGAGCCGTCAGAACCAAAGAACTGGAGTTTTGGGGCGGGGGAAAGATTCGTTGCCATAGCAATCCTCAAAGTGCGGCGATGACAAAAGCCAGTAATTCGTCGTATCGCACACCTAAGCGCGTTTGCGATGCTCCGTCTGATGTAGTCCAGGTATCGCTGCAAAATAAACCGTATTTAGAGGCGTCTAGTCCTTCGGCAGCAAACGCGGCTTGCACATCCTGCGCCATAACCCCGATGTGCGTTCGTGCCGCGTCGCCCTTAGCCTGCACCGCGTCGTTCCACTTAAACGCCCGGATCAGCGTTTTGACCCGCGCAGCGACTCGGCGCTCGGCTTCAGTTAACTCACGAACCTGCTGCTTTTCGTTTGCATCCGAGGTATTGATCGTGCCGTTGGTAGCGTACACCTCGGTGTATCTCCAACTGATGTTCCCAAGCGACAAGACATTATCTGTCCACGGGCGCATGGTGGCTGAGTCAATAACGACATGACCAGTACCCGGAAAACTCGATCCACTAGCAAATACTACGCCATTGACGCCGCCAAGAACAGCGTATGCGGTATCTTCGCCTAAATACGCATTAACGCCGCCTGACCCATTAGTTGTGGCGTAAGTCAGCGCCGTGAACTGGTTGTTTTGCCCGGTGGTGACAACATCGCCGGAAAAGGTGTTATTGCCGCTTAACGTCGGAAGATCCGCGCCGCTAAACGAAGTTGCACCAATGCCGCCATAAGCGATTGGCAGTGGAGTGCCTGAATAGTCAAACGCTAGGGTGCCAGACGTTGTGATCGGCGAGCCGGTGACAGTCAGAAATGAGGGGGTTGTGGCGGCGACCGAAGTGACAGTGCCATAGTCCGTAATGGGCACGATCGGCGGTGCCAGCTTCCAAGACTCGTCTTGCGGCTGATTAAACGATGACGGCGTTAACTTCCAGGCGTCATCGACGGGCTGGGCGGGCGGTACTGGCGGCGTGGTTTGTACGTCATTTGCCAGCGCCCGGATAGCGGCGTCATAGGACGCGACGAGCGACGAGGCGCTAGGCGCAGCCTCATCAGCGTCGTACACTTGCGTAGCCGCGTCGAACAGCGACAAGAAAAACATATACCACGAACGGTCGATCAGACCCGTCCGCTCGTCAACAAGCGGTACGCGAGGCGGGGTGATCGGCGTGTTAAGCATTGGTCGGCGACACCGAAAGTTCAGCCGCCATGATGGCGATCTGGATCGGGTCAGTGCCCGACACCTCGTACACCCGATCACGCAGCTTGAGCGTCATCCCCAACCTGCGCCAGACCACGCGACTGGAATACTGGCCCACTGCGCCGCCCGAGGCCCAATGCTCGTTTGACCAGGTATGTCCGCCGTCATCCGACCAGCGCAGCATGAACTTTGGGGCTGGGTTGACGCCAATTTGCTCTTCAGACGTAAGGTAGTTGTAATCTTCGGTGATTAGAAGATCGCCAGATTCGGTCGCCAAAATGATGTTGCTAGTGACAGGGGCAAGCCAATGACCGGCTTCGGCGTCTAGTTGTAGCGAGTGGTGCGCGGATCGCTTTAGATTGTTCTGCCCCGGTGGCAGCGCCCGCCATGAGCGTAGCCACCGCTGGATTTGCCCGTTATCTTGGTAGACATCTTGGTTAAAGGCGTAGATGTTGCCGTTGCGGTAGTCACCGATGACGATCTTGTCGTTAAACGACATCTGGTTGACGCCCCAGTGCCGTTTGAAGTGCCCGTTGTCCCAGCTTGCCCGCTCGGTCCACGCTTGCGTCGCCGCGTCGTACACCCAAGTCGTGTCCGCGCCGGGGAAACTCAAGACGTAGAACGAATGCCCATCTTGCTGATAGGTATAGGCTACCGCGTCGCCAAGCGTTGCGTACTGCTGGATTTGCCACTCGACGGCATGGGTCGATACCCGTACCGCCCGGTAGCCTTCCGCTCGGTAGACGATACCCCTTCCGCGAGCGTCCGCGCCTAGCCAAAAGATGCCGTTGTCCATCTTGGCGATGGAGTGCGAGGCAATACAGCCGACCTCGTTAAACGCGCCTTGGATGCGCTGCAACGGAAAGTCAGCCGTCCCCGCGTTGTACCAGACTTCGACCGAGTTGGTGCCAAACAGCCAGACCTCGCGGTGGTCTACAATCAAACCGACCAGATCGTCGGGCGAACCTTCGGCGCTGGCGAAATCCAGCGCGTCGATATTTGTCCCGTCAAAAAGCGCCGTAACCCACAACATTTGCGAGTTGGGCTGCGTAAACACGAAGTAGCCGTCCAGATACCCGACGCTGTTTGCGCCTGGGAAGTCTGGGTCTTTGATCAGGGATAGGGTGTTTTTGACCGTATCGTAGATGTAGCTGGGGCCGTTGCAGGCAATGAAAATCTGCTTGCCATTGTCGGCCATGCTGACTGGTTCGGTGCCTACAATAAACCCGATTTCGGTCGCAGCCCAGCTTTTGTTGACCCGATACAGGCTGTTGCCTGACACCACATAGCCGTACTCGCCAAGTTGCCATTGACCACGAATTGGCCCCGCGCCCAAAGTTGCAAGCAGTTGCAGTCCTGGCGCGCGTTGCAAAAACGCCGGGTCTTTGCCGCCTTCGGGCACGATCTCGGGGAACAGATTCACCATACGCGCATCGGCAGCGTTGACGCTGCGAGCGACGTAAGATGACCCGAGAATCGGCGTCTTCATCAATAGCTCCCGATGTAGATGTTATAGCCCATACGCCCGTAAGTCAGCGCCAACGGGAGAGCCATCACATCGCCGGGGTTGTTGATACGCTTCAAGTTGCGCTTGCTAGTCATTGCAATGCGCTGCACTTGGGGCGACGGCTCGACACCAAACTCGGGAGCCAGTTCGCAAGCCAAGTTGTACGCAAATGCCCGCATATACCCCGGTGGAAAGTGCAACTCGGTGGTTAGCGTGGCCGGTTGCGACAACTCCCGCACCGATACGATATGCCACTCCAACGGCTGCGACGGGACCGGATAGACGTACATTTCAATATCCGGATAAGTCATATTGACGTACAACTGTTGCGGGTACGAAGCTGTGACTGTCTTGACCGCGATGCTGTTGTACTGCATCTCGTTGAGGATATTGATCTGGTAGGAAACGCCGTTGGGAGCGACGTAGTAAGTGCTATCGTCTACCAGGATCGGGCGAACGCCAACAAAATCACCGCTCGGGCCAAGAGTGCGCTTGACCTCATTGGCAGGCCAAGTAAAGATTTGCGTTTGCGTGGAGTAAACAGCCAGACGCTCGGTACTCCAAGAGTCGATCATCTGGTTGAGCGCCACTAGGGCGTCATTGGCGGTATCTGCTGACGGAACTTCACCTTCCGCTAGAACACCAATAAGACGCAGCGATCTATTGATCTGCTCGCCAGCAGTAGCCATGCTTACACTCCTTCGGATTCGTCGCTTGCCAGCATTGCGCTGTTGGGCTGTTCGATGGATTCAGTCACCCGTCGCGGTCTACCTCGACGCTGGGGTGCCGCTACTTGTTCAGCAGGCGTATCTGGATTGTACCGCGTCCAGCCATTTTTTTCATCCTGCTGAATCTCAATTTCGTTAATGGCGATTTTCGCCCCGTGTTGGGGGTGAACCATGACTACGTTCATGTCCGACCTCTAAAAAAGACCCCCGGTCTAGCCGGGGGTCGGTCCTACTTGGTTGAGCTACTTATTAGCCCCACAGACGGCAAGCCATCTGCGGACGGATCGTGCCGTAGCCGTACAGAACGT